CCATTTTTCTCTAAGAAGAATTAAGCCTTTAACAGTAAATCAAGAGGAAACATTTGATGCATTCAATCAAGGTAAACACCTACTCTTACATGGTGTTGCAGGAACAGGTAAAACATTTATATCTCTCTATCTAGCATTAAATGAAGTTCTCAAAGGAAATTCTTTTTACGATAAAATCGTTATCATTCGTTCTGTAGTTCCTAGTCGTGATATGGGATTTCTCCCAGGAAATGTAAAAGAAAAAACGAAAGTATACGAAGAACCATACCGAGAAATCTGTGATGATTTGTTTGGCCGAGGTGATGGTTATGACATACTGAAGACCAAAAAACTTATTGAATTCGGTACAACTTCATATTTGCGAGGCATAACTTTCAAAAATGCCATTGTAGTGGTTGACGAATCACAAAATATGAATTACCATGAGCTTGATACGATCATCACACGAATCGGTGATAACTGCCGTATTGTGTTTTGTGGTGATTATCGACAAAGTGATTTAAACTCAAAAGAGCGTACAGGTTTGCTTGAGTTTATGAAGATTATCGATAGAATGGGTTGTTTCGATAAGGTCGAATTTGGTGTTGAAGACATTGTTCGATCCGAATTGGTGAAAAATTATATTGTGACAAAATTGGAACTTGGTTTTGCGTAACTTTGAATTTGTAAAATTAGAATCACTAGACTACGATCTAAAAGCAGTAACTACGGATGATGGAAGAGTGTACGAAACGCCAACTGGCGAAAAGTATCCTTCCATCACCACCGTTCTTTCATCGTATAACAAAAAGGCTATCTTTGAATGGCGTGAGCGTGTAGGTGCTGAAGAAGCAAATCGTATTGCTCGAAAAGCCTCAAGCCGTGGGACTAAACTTCACACAGTCTGTGAGAAATATCTTTTGAATGAATCAGATGGCATGAAGTTTAAAACCATGATGCCTGATACTAAAGAATTGTTTCTTCAATTGAAACCACACATTGACGAAAATGTTGGCCGTGTGTTTGGTATTGAGCAGGCATTGTTTAGTCATCGGTTGAAAATTGCTGGTCGTTGTGATTGTATTGCAGAATGGAATGGCCAACTTTCAATCGTTGATTATAAAACAGCATCAAGAGAAAAATCTGAAGATGGTATTTTGAATTACTTTATGCAATGCACTGCCTACGCAGAAATGTTTGAGGAGCGAACAGGATTGCCAGTGAATCAAGTTGTTGTTGCAATTGCGGTTGAAAATGATAAACCACAAATCTTTGTCAGAGAGAAGCATAAATATATTAATGAGTTATTGAAGTATATTGCTGTATGAAGCAGAGAGAAAAGTGTTCTGGACGGCGGTTCGATTCCGCCCAGGTCCACCAAAAGCATGGCAGCGAAAGACGCCTAACCAGCGACCCCACCTACAGGGGAGGACACGGTGAATCATCGATTGTTGTGGTGACGATTGTATGTATTCACACCGCAGTAGGATGCTTTTGATGGGCCTGTATTGGTTTCGACAGGGCAAAGAGTAACAAAGTGGACAGCACGGCAACGCTAAAGCCGTTAGGGTTGGGACTACCCGGCCGTAGAAGCAAACCAAGTAAATGCAAACGATGAGCGTTTCGCATTAGCAGCCTAAACGCTGCTTAGGGTTCGGTGGGTTCCTCGTAACAGAATACCCACCATTTCACATCTTATTAATGTTGCGACTTTTGAAAAGTCCAGTGGATTAAATTTCTTTGAAAGGAGACAAATGGGTTCAAGACTAATACTTGCAGGCCTATTGTTGTCGAGTGTCATTTTAATGCTAACAGCAATTCATGTTGACACTAGAAGCATTCTACCAATGAAAGCGCCATTTAAAGCACTTGCGCCAGAAGCTCAAAAACAAATCTCTTGTTTGGCCGAAAACATTTATTTCGAAGCGAAGAGCGAACCAAAAGAGGGTAAAATCGCTGTTGCTTTTGTCACTTTGAACCGCCTCAGAACCGGCAACTATGCAGACACAATATGTGGCGTGGTTACTCAGAAAACCAACGGTGTTTGCCAGTTCTCGTGGTATTGTGACTCGAGCATTACCAGTAAGCGCTTGACAATTAAGAACAGTCCAGTATATAATGATATCTTAGAAATGTCAACATATCTTTACCTGAACATTCATAGGGTACAAGATGTAACGAATGGTGCGACATTTTATCACGCTGACTATGTAAATCCTGGTTGGCAATTGAAAAAGGAAAAGCAAATTGGCAGACACATCTTCTACAAACGAAACGGAGATCAAATTGACAGAAACAAAACTATCATATAATCGAGCAAATCGTGACTTGATTACGGTTATGGTAGCACTTACGATTGTATCTTGTACCGCAATTGTTGGTGCAATTGTTTATAATTTGAATGATCGTAACAACATGGCAAAAAACATTGAAGCTGCCATCGCAAAGGGCGTTGATCCTTTGTCTGTAAAGTGTGCATACGAAACTAATCCAAACTCTGTTTGTATTGCACATTCTCTCACTGGTAAGAAATAATTTTTGGAGATTATATAATGAAATTCACGCTTGTTTCACACGAAGAATTCGCCGGCAGCAAGTTGACGCTTGAGTTTGATGCTGTGAGTCTTTCTGATGTTCTTCCACGATTTGAAGATTTTCTTCGTGGTTCTGGTTTTGTTTTTGATGGTGTAGTAGACATTGTTGAATTCGAAGACTCTGATGTTGATTATGAAATTGGTGAAAAAGTCTTTGATAATTTGGTTGCAGGTTTGAATGGAACTAGTGCTGTGCAAGACCAAGCTGAATTGTGTAGTGTTTGTGGTATTTCAAAGGCTCGAATGGAAGGACACACTTGTTGGGACGAAAAGTGCCCAATGAAGGAGTACAATGCCAACTAAGGACGAAATGAAAAAGTTTGCTTTTGCTATCGATAGCATGGTAGCAAACACAGATTACACATATCTAGAAGCAATTATAGAATATTGCAAAGAAACAGGACTTGAAATAGAAGTTGCTGCTTCATTGATTAACTCGTCACTCAAAACTAAAATTGAGTCGCAAGCAATGGAGCAAAACATGTTGAAAATAAAAACATCACGACTACCAATATGATAACTGGTTATGAGGCATTTGGAATTTTTCAAGCACTCAAGCTGCATTTCAATTCAGACAGTTATGATTTCTTCAAGTACAATGGCAAGAGTAAAATCTCTGTAGATTCTTTTGAAAATCGTAAAGACAAATATCACTTCTACAAACTATCTCGCAGACTTAGCAACAAAGATGAGTTGATTCTTTTCATTGTTGCTAATTTGTTGAACAATGATAATTTGTGGGTCGGCGATTTGTTGACCGAAGAATCCGAAACTGTTTATCGTGAGCGTATGAAAGTCATTCAAAGTCTCTCGTACACTTTTGAAAATGATTGTCGAAAACTCTTTGATGGTATCGACAATCCAAATGATTTGTTGCAAAGTGACGATGGCGACTATCCAGTTCTTTTGCGTATGGCTTTGCGTAAAGAAATTTCAATTGAAACGTTGTGTATTTTGAATTCTATTCTGAAGTTCTTTCCGATGTGGTCACGAAAGATTACCGATACAGTTCGATGGCCAGACTACCGAAGGAAAGTTCTAAAGTTTGCCGCATTTCTGTCTTTTGATGATGTAAAATACAAGTCTATTCTGAAAAAAGTGATTACTGAAAATGAAAAAGCTATATCTTGATATGGATGGCGTCTTGGCCGATTTTGACAAGCGCTATCACGAATTGTTTAATGAATCTCCGGCAGATTCCCGAGGAAACAAAAACTTCAGTCCAAATTGGACCGTTTTTGTAGAAGGCAAAAACTTTGCCTCACTAGATATGTTTCCTGGTGCCGAAGAACTTTTGCAATTCGTGAGGATGCTTGAAGATAAAAATTTGGTAGAAGTTGAAATCCTATCATCTTCAGGTGGTGAAAAATACCATAGTTTGGTTGAAGCGCAAAAGCGAGTTTGGCTAACTACACATGGAATTCATTACAAGCGCAACATTGTACCTGGTCGCCGGTTGAAAAAAGACTATGCAACACCAGATACAATTTTGATTGATGACACGCCCGATGTAATTGAAGATTTCAATCGTGCTGGTGGCATTGGCATTCTTCACGAAAATGCGGCAGACACTATTGAACGCCTCAAATCTATCTTTCAAATTCACTAAATATAACTATGCTCTGGTCAGCACTGTGGGAAGCGCAGATAGACAATACTAGAACAAGGTTCGAATCCAAACTAGAGCATCTAAATTATGTTTTTGTGGATAATCCGTTTACACTCCGTTAATACACCGTCATACGAAAGGAAAATATATGACTTCATTTGCTAATCTCAAGCGCAACAAAAGTTCGTTTGATAAACTCACTAAGGCTATCGAAGCCGTCAATCAACCTGCTGAGTCAGGTTCTAAAGAAGACACCCGTTTCTGGCAACCACAAGTAGACAAGTCTGGTAATGGCATGGCG